CTTGTAGGTGCCATATGCTGGTGGTTAACCAGCTTACTGAGTTGGGACTCAGTAACTCTATCTGGAAGAGAATACTCCGATATTAATGATCGAAGGTCGTCGAGGGGTACCCAACCTCGAGGACGTGGCCTTTGTAGATAGCCGGTTATTCTCTTCCTGTCCCGCAGCGTGAGACGCCCATGGCGTTCTGCTCTTGCAAAGATTCGGCAGACCAGATGACGGGTTCGTGCACTTAGCGCTTTTGCGCAACGTGCATGCACCTGCCATTCTGTTGGCCTTGCTTTGCAACCTGCAGTTCGCCTCCGGAACGCCTTCACTCCGAGCGGTTTCGGGCTAGGGGTGTGACCAGTGTTGAACAGATCTTTGAGCCTTGATTCTCTGAGAAGCGCATTACGGGCTACATCATACTCAATGTATGTTGTTCCTTTAGTGCGGGCACACTGAGACACAATTGCATCTTGGAGGGATTTTTCCCATCCTCGAGCTTTGTGTTTCGTCAGTGTGCACTTCCCAGATCTTAAGACTCTTATGATCTGTTCTGTACTGGCCACTCCTCTACCGTTACCACCAAAGCCCACGGGCCCCCCCCGTTTAGAGGGGGCTAAGGCTTTGGTCGTTACGGTGTGTAATCTTCGCATGCTTGCCACTGGGAGGGGTCTGTCTTTACTTAGGGCGTCGAGTGTCGTCAAGGGTGACTTTGTCACCTTTGAACGCCACTTCGATGCTCCAAGTTCTGCAGGTCCCGTTACTACCAATGTGTGAGCACTCCAAGGATGTCTACGTTCCACCATGTATTCACAGAATACACCACGTGGTCCGTAGAACGATTTGGAGGCGTTGATTACCAACCCGAAACTTGTGAGGGCGGCCTCGTACCTTTTGACTTCATTTGGAGTCCAAAGTGCTACAAGGTCGTCCCCGCAAATCGCGAACGAGTGAGGGTGTCCCGGGGACGCCATCAATGCAGCTGCGACGTTCAGCAGGCTTAAGACAATCCAGCTGGGTCCTAATCCCATGTGTATGCCTCTCGTCGTCACCGAATGGGTTTCCAGGTTTTCAATCCACTCTTCATAGTCTTCATCAGTCAGTAATGGCTGTTTTGACTTTGTCGGATGGGTTTGTTTTCCTGGTTTCCACACGATGTTATGCGGTCCTAGTAAGATGTCAACCATGTCGTCCCATTTTTGGGTTACGTCTGGATATTCTTTGAATATCTCGTGGTTTATCATCTTTCCTATGGCTCGCGCAACATCGTGTGGAATCCAATCGGTGGCGGCGGAGAGGTCTGCACTGTAGATTAAGGCCTTCCTTGGATTGCCTGAATGTCTGTTGCGTCGCAGGTGGACTTCTTGTCCCCGTAGCATGTCCCTAGTGAAGCAATTGGCCTTCAAGGTTGGCATCCACAGTTGGTTGAGTCGGCGACTTATCCATGCTTCGCAAGCACCATGTGTGCTTGCTAGCCGGATTTTGTCGCCCATCTCAATTATACTTGTGGGTGCGAGCCTTGGATGTCCAAAAGTTCCACCAGGTCCGTGGTCGCTCAGGAATGTCTCTGCAACTTCTGTCCGGAGGGTTAAACGGTCTAGGCGCTCTAGCAATCTCATCTCTTCTGTGTTTTGCACAGATGTAGATTGACTTGTTAGACCGCCCGGATCGAAGAAACCCATCCCAAATTCGGATTGTAAGTTGTAGAAGGCATTCTGGCCAGGAAAGTTGCAGGCTTCTGATTCTTGAATCAGTTCGTCTGTCTCTGCTTCTGTTTCTCTCTGAGCTAGACGGGCACTACAGTCATGTAGTGCTCGGGCACAGCCCCCGTCTACCCCAGAGAGTTCCAGAACAGCTTTCTTGTCCGGAGTTGGCCACGGCATGCCGGTGAGTCGCTCGGCGCTCCAGGCCAAGAATTTAACCCTTTTCTTTAAGAGTTTAATTCCTGGCTGAAGAGCTTCGAGCGCCTTGCTGGGGGAGTTTGAAGTCCACCGCTTGATGGCGTCCTGGGCTGCCGCGTCACCTCGATCCTGCTGCTGTTCTTGGGTCCGTTGCCAGAAGACAGCCCGTGACACTCTACTTGCAAAGTGGAGTGCCATGGGTGTAACTGAAAATCCTTTCCGGGCACGACGATCGAATTTACGTTGAACTTCGCCATGATGGCGTCGTGTCAAGGTAGGTCCGATCGCTCGGAAAGATTGACAGTTTGTCTTCCGGATTTGATGACACCACTGTTTGAGTTCAGGTGCTCCTCGGGCGACCAAGGCGTTTATCCACTTAATGAACATCCCATGACGTTTTACGTTATGAGGTGTAACTAAGTTGGATAGGCGACCATGTGCCGCTTCGAAAGCAGCTGTTAACTCACTCCAGTGGGTCATCACGGACCTCGTCCAGCAACCTCCTTTCCTTTGAGGAGGTGCAGGCACCGCCTGATCCTTCATCTTGTTTGGATCTTCAGGTCGGTGGAGGTGGCCCGCATCTCGCGCTGCGGGACTTTTGTGAGGAGGGGTTCGTGCAACCCAACCCCTCACAGTCGGTAAGCTATTCGGCGCTTTGCGACGAATGGCTCTATCCATCTTACGGAATCCGTTCAGGGTCAGATTATTCTGACCTTGGACCCGTGATGGGCCGACAGGGTGCGCGG